GCTCAACTCGCTACCGATGGATCGCGGCGCCTGGTATCCGCTGATCCGCGAGCCGTTCACCGGCGCCTGGCAGCGCAATCTCGAGATCAATGTCGACACCGCAGCATCGTTTCACGCCGACTTCGCCTGCAAGACGCTGATAGCCCGCGATATCGCCAAACTGCGGGTGAAACTGGTTGAGAAAGATAAGAACGACATCTGGTCGGAGACCACGAATCCGGCCTTCAGTCCGGTATTGCGGCGGCCCAATAATTATCAAACCCGGAATCAATTCTGGGAATGCTGGGTGTTATCGAAACTCTCGCGCGGCAATACCTATGTGCTCAAGGTGCGCGATAACCGCCAGGTGGTGACCGCGCTGCATGTGCTCGATCCGACGCGGGTGCAGCCGCTGGTCGCCGACGACGGCAGTGTGTTCTACCGTTTGAGTAGTGACAACCTGGCCGACATCGACGACATCATCGTGCCGGCGCGCGAAATTATCCACGATCGCTTTAACTGTTTATTTCACCCGCTGGTCGGTACGCCGCCGGTGTTCGCCTCGGGGCTCGCGTCGATGCTCGGCCTCAACGCGCAAAAAACCTCCGCGCTGCTGTTCGAGAATGCATCGGTGCCGGGCGGCATTCTCACAGCGCCCGGTGAAATCAGCGATGTGGAGGAAAAGCGGATCAAGGAGGAATGGGAGCTTCGCTTCTCGCGCGTAAATCTCGGTCGCGTCGCGGTTCTCAGCGGCGGAATGAAGTATGAGAAGATGTCGATCACGAACGTTGAGGCGCAAATGATCGAACAGCTGAAATGGTCGGCCGAGGTCGTTTGCAGCGTCTACCATGTGCCTCCCTACAAGGTCGGCGTCGGCGTGCTGCCGACCTACAACAACGTGCAAGCCCTTAACGTCGAGTATTATTCCCAAGCGCTGCAATCGCACATCGAGGAAATGGAGGAACTGCTCGACGCCGCGCTCGGCATCGGCGTCGGCGAAGGTCTCGGCACCGAGTTCGACACCGACAATCTGCTGCGCATGGATACCGTGACCCAGGTCACCGCTATTCGCGATGCGGTCGGCGCCGGCGTGATGAGCCCGAACGAGGGCCGCGGCAAGCTCGACCTCAAGCCGGTCGACGGAGGGGCCTCACCGTATCTCCAGCAGCAAAATTATTCACTTTCCGCGCTCGCCAAACGCGACGCGCAGGCCGATCCGTTCGCGCCGGCCGCGCCGCCAGCACCGCCGCAGCCAGCCGCACAGGACAAGCCGGCCGAGCCGGCGCCGAAGCCCACTCCCGCCAAGAACATCGCGCAGCAATTCACGCAGGCATTGCAGGCCATACATCGCGAGGCCGCATGATGGACGACAACGACATCACCGAACTGGCGAAGGGCATGGTGCCGTTCGTGCGCGACTGCGTGGCCGAAGCCATCACCAAGATCGCGTTGCCGCCCGAGCTCGCCGGACAAGTCGCGAGCGCGCTGCGCCTGCTGCACGAGTCGCCGCCGCTCGAGCAACGAGAGCCCAGCAATTCGTAAATGTCGCAGCAGAAAATCAATATCGATGAGCTGCCGAACGATGATGCAATCCGTATCTCGTTCGACAAGTGTAATAAGAATTTCACCGAGCTTTATGACGATGTCGACGAGCTGAACGGCCGCATCGATCGCATTCCAATCGCCCCCGGCGGAGGCGCCGGCGGCGGAAGTGGCGATGGTGGCGGTGAGCAAGGCCCGCCCGGACCGCCTGGGCCGCCGGGGCCGCAAGGTGATGCCGGCCCAACTGGCGCGACGGGATCACCGGGACCGAAGGGCGATCCAGGCGACGTCGGAGCGCAAGGGCCGCAAGGTGACACCGGCGCGCAAGGATCGCCCGGCGCGACCGGTGCGCAAGGAGCGCCCGGAACACCCGGAATACAGGGGCCGCAGGGTGATGTGGGGCCGCAAGGGCCGCCTGGCGTTGTCTCGGCAACCGCGCCACTCAACTACAACAGCGGCACGCAGAACATCTCGATTGATCTTTCGGCCTATGCGACGCTCGCCTCGCCTGCGCTGACTGGCAATCCTACAGCGCCGACGCCAACCGCAGGAGACAATGATACCTCGATTGCGACCACGGCCTTCGTCAGCAACGCCATCACCGCGCTGGTCGGCACGGCAGGGCCGGGCGCCGATACGCTGGGCGAACTCGAAGATCAGATCCTGCTGACCAACACCGCTGTTGCCGCGCGGGCGCCGCTCGCCTCGCCGACCTTTACCGGCGATCCGAAGGCACCGACGCCGGCAACGGCCGATAACGATACCTCGATCGCGACCACCGCTTACGTTCAAGCAAATCTCGGCAGTTATCTGACGACGACTGCTGCCGCCGCAGCCTATCAGCCGCTCGATGCCGATCTGACTTCACTGGCCGGTGCCACCGGCACCAACACGATCTATTATCGCTCTGCCGCTAACACATGGTCTGCAGTCAACGTCAGCACCGGGTTGGCGTTTTCGGGCGGCAACCTGACCTCAACGGTGACTAGCGGCGCGCCAGTCGGTGCGGAGTACATCACCTCGACGGCCGACGCGACGCTGACCAGCGAGCGGGTGCTCACCGACACCGCCACGGTGACGTGGGATCGCACCACCACAGGCCAGATCAAGGCAAATGCGGTCGGCGGTTCTGCCACTCCCGTTCCGCCGCAGGGACGGCTGACGCTGCAGACCGCAACGCCCGTGATGATCACGACGCAGTCGGCCAAGACCACGATTTTTTACACGCCATATGTCGGCAATCAGATCGTGCTGTACAGCGGCGCAGCGATGGTGCCGACGACGTTTAGCGAGTTGTCCAACGTCACCACGGCTTCCTCGGTGGGCAGTGCCGGCCCGGCCGCGGTGGCGGCAAGCAGCGTGTATGACCTGTTTGTGTGGAGCAACGCCGGCACACCGACGCTCACGCGCGGGCCTGCCTGGACGAACGACACCACGCGCTCGGCTGGCACCGCGCTCACAATGGTCAATGGCGTATGGCTCAACAACGCCGCCATCACCAACGGTCCAGCGGCATCCAGGGGCACTTATGTCGGCACGGTGCGCAGCAATGCATCGTCCCAGATCGATTGGATTTACGGGGCGACCGCGAGCGGCGGAACGGCGGGCTTCCTCGGCGTCTGGAATGCCTACAATCGGCGCCAGGTCACATCGCGTTCGAGTAATAGCAAAGATAGCTGGTCAATCGCCACTAGCGGCGCGTGGCAGAATAGCGATAGCTCCGCCGCGATGCGTTGCTCGTTCGTGAAGGGGCTCGCGGAAGACGCTTATACTTCGACGTTCGGCGGCAGGCTTGATGGAGGAAGTACATCTTTTCATGGAATTGGCCTCAACAGTTCGACTGCTCCCGTGCCGGGGGCCACGGCCATGGGTTTTGGTGGGTTAAACGGATGGCCGGTCGCAATCTTAATGGGTGCTCCCGTTCTGGGCTTCAATTATGTCCAGGCGCTGGAATACACCACTACAGGCGCTACCTCGGTTTTTTACGGCGACGACGGCGATCCAGTTACTCGGGCAAACGGTCTAACATTCGTCGGATGGATGTGATGGATGCAGGAACGCTCTACGATGCCATTGCCGAGGTCAGCCCGATTGATAGTTGTAGTGTCGGCAAATCCGACGATCGCTCGACCTGGAAATGGACGCCGGGTGCAGGCGCAACACAGCCGCAGATCGACGCCGGCAACAACGTGGTTGCCACCATCCCGATCGACACGCCGACCACGCTGGCGGTCACAGAGTGGATCGGGCGCTTTACTAATGCAGAGTATCGCGCGGCCACCGCGCAAACGTGGCGGCAGACCGCAGGCAATGCAAAGAACTGGGATGTGGTCGCGTTCATGGGTTCAATCAAAATGTCGAAAAAGAACGTGACGACGCTGAAAACCTCGCTCGTCACCGATGGCATCCTGACGCAAGCGCGCGCCGATGTGATTTTCAGTTAGGGGGCGGCATGAGCGAGAAATCGATGATCCCCGCTCCGCAATATACGATGTTCGAGGCAATGGGCGTTAGCATTGCCGTGAGCCATCAAGCTCTGGCCGAAGTTCGCGCCTTGGCGCGCATGCCGGGGCCGCCGGGAGACATTGGGCCGGAAGGCAAGCCTGGGCAGCAGGGCGAGCGCGGCGAGAAGGGCGAGCGCGGCGAACCGGGCGAGCAAGGCGCCGTGGGGCCATCCGGTATCGCCGGCAAGGATGGCGAGCGCGGCGCCAAGGGCGAGCCCGGCCGCAACGCCGCCGACCTGACTTACCTGCAGGACTACGCCGCCGAGCAAGTCGGGCGGGCACTCAAGACCGCCACGGTCATGACGCCGGACGGCGGCCGCACCTTGCGCTGGGCCATCGGCGACACCGTGCATGAGATCAAGACCGCCATCGTCCTCGATGCCGGGGTTTGGCGGGAGGGCGCGACCTATGTCGTCGGCGATGGCGTCACGCTCGGCGGCTCGTTCTTCATCGCCCAGGCCGAGACCAGCGCCAAGCCAGGCAAGTCGGACGATTGGCGCCTCGCCGTCAAGCGCGGCAGCGACGGCCGCGACGCGCGGACGGACGAGAAACGCGCGCTCGAGCCGCTCAGGTTGAAGTGATGCATTCGATCCTTGAAATCCTCAGCGAGTCGACCGACAGCGCCGGGCCTGACCTGATTAGCCTCGCCGACCTCAAGCTTGCGCTCGAGATCGAGGGCACCGCCGAGGATGCGGCGTTGCAAGCCGCCATCACGATGCAGTCACGCATCATTGCAGAATATTGCAACCGCCGTTTCGGCCTGGCCGAGGCGCTCGAGACCTTCACCTTCGATTTGAACGAGGACATG